CAGGTTTACTTGGCCGGGGTTTCCTATACCCCAGGCCCGGGCCAGGGCGCTCGAGGGTCAGGCTTCCCGATCCGACGCCGGGTGTACCCGATCAAAAACTCCTGGAGCCCGATCTGGTCCGACCCCGACCACAGGCACGGCACCATGGTCCCTGGCCCCGACCCGACCGACCCGACCGACCCCGACCCGACCGACCCCGGTCCATGGTCCCCGACCCGACCCGACTTGAGCCCGTGTTCCGCTAGCTCCCGACCCCGACTCCCGTCAAACAAATATAGGTTCGACTGTTCGAGGGCCTTAACAAGGAAGAAACTTACGCCCCCCGACTTGCAATAGGCGAAATTCCAAGCGACTTGATGGGCTGATACATTTACCCGGTTAGTTTTGGTTACTTTAAGTTCTAGCCAGAATGGAAGGCCTTCCGCGCATATGTGAACGTCGGGTATCCCGCCGCCGAAGCGGTTTTCAATCCGTGTGGTGTGCCAGCTTTTAGGGAAGTTCGCCCGAAGATTGTTCCATAGAAGCGTCTCCGGTTTCTGTGTCATTTATCACCTCATAATCGGCATCTACGAACACGCTTGGGTGCGCCTGCCGGAGTTCAGATAATCGAGATTCGATCTCTTCGCGGCTCATGTTTTCGATAGCGTGGAAGTGATTCGTCTCGCGCCTGTCCGTCGTCAATCCGCCCAGCGCCGAACGCGTCTTCTCCGCGTTGATGGCCGCAGAGAACTGGCCGGCCTCTTCGGCGTTTTCCGAAAGTTCGCGCAACCGCTTCAACTGCCCCATCAAGGTGACACCATACTTTCGTTCGCGCTCTTCACGAAGTTCCGCAATGTACTCCGCGACATGCGGGAAGTCCTTCGTGTTCAAAAGTTTGTGCGCTTGGATCTTCGCGATCCCGTTCTTATCAGAGTATCCGGCTAGGCGAGCGCATTCCGCGTTTGAGTGCGTCCCGTCTACAAAGTGCCGGGCGAAGGTCTTCTGGCGATTCGTGAGTTTACGACCGTGCGCTTCCTCGATCTCTTCAGCTTTTGAGTCGATTCGACGTTTCATGTAAGCAGCTCCTCTATACAGGCTTTTTCAAAACTAACCTTGTTTCCGACAAGCGTCAAACGGCTCTTCGGCTAGAAAAGTGTAACGGGAAGCACTAAACTGTAACGAAGTGTAACGGGAAGTGTAACGACTACTTTTCAGTCATATCAACGGTTTAACACCTGTTTTCGGGTACTCGTCACACTTTTACACTTTTTTTCGTCCAAAATTTTATTTTCAAAACGTTTTTTTGAATTTGCCTGTATATATGTGACGGGAAGCATTTGACCATGGTCCATGTTTCATGCTACTTTTACGAACTACCACGTTTCATAGAAAGAGAGAAAGAGATGAAAACGATCAGTTACGAAACGGGCCGCATTTATGACGGCCCCCAAGTTCTCCAGATCACAGAAGCAGTCAATGGCTGGACCTTCACCGATGAAAGTCGCCACATGGGCGAGATGTTTGTCAGCGACGATCTTTTCTTTGACGGTGACGATGTTGGTGCTTTCATTTTGAGAAGCTACGACGCGGGAGACTACCGATGAGAAACCAAGTTATTTCCCTTTACGATTACACGGGCGAGGCTTTGCGTCCATGGGCCGAGGCTGGTTATCAGTGTTTCGCCTACGACATCCAGCATGACGGTGAGCGGACGGAAGGCAACATCACCTACGTCCACGCCGACCTTTACAATACGGACACGCTTCTTGAGATCATCGGCCGCCACGGGACGGAGGCGTGTTTCATGTCCGCGTTCCCGCCTTGCACCGACCTTGCTGCGTCTGGTGCGCGGTGGTGGTCCAAGAAGGCGGAGGCCAATCCGTTGTTTCAGGACGAGGCCGCTGCCCATGTTCAGCGTTGTATGCTTGTTGGTCAGGCGTTGGGTTGCCCGTTCTACATTGAGAACCCCATCGGTGCGTTGACGCGCTTGTGGCGCAAGCCGGATCACAAGTTTGATCCGTGCGACTACGGCGGGTATCTTCCGCGTTGGCCAGATGTTATTCCCCCGCGTGACGGTTATCGGAAGAAGACTTGTCTCTGGACAGGTGGCGGTTTCAAGATGCCGCGCCAGAATGCGGTAGCGCATAAGACGCTGACGTATGACCGAGCTGATCCGAAGAAGGCGGGTAACTTCTCTCCGGTTGCTGGCAAGACGGGTGGCAAGTCTGCGAAGACGAAAAACATCCGCAGTGCTACCCCGCGTGGATTTGCGAAGGCGGTGTTCTTGGCGAATGCCGACTATTCGTTTGAGGATGACCGGATGGTTTTGGGTGGCGTTCGTAATTATGGAAACGGTGTTATCGTGAAAGGACTGATTGACTAATGAAGACGATCTGCAAGACTTGTGGAGGTAATGGTTACGTTGCTGTTGACGTGCAGGACGATGGAAAGGGGCCGGCTTACGACGACTGCCCCACGTGCCACTGTGAAGGAGAAGTCGAAGATGGACTTATGGAAGCGCATCAAGCGCAAAGAGAACTGGGAGAGTAGGATGGGACCGGAATACTTTTTGTTAATCTTCGCCGGGAGCGTAATCTCCGGCATCCTGATGTACTGGTTTTAGTTGAGCCAGTTAACAACGGTTGACCTGTTCTCCGGAATAGGCGGATTTGCCCGTGGCCTCGAAGCCACCGGGCATTTCCGGACCACCTGTTTCGTGGAGCAGGATCCGTTCTGCCAAGCGGTGTTGAAGCACCACTGGCCCGATGTGCCTATACTGGATGACGTAAGACATGCCCGACAATTCGACTTCCCCGACTCCCGACCCGACCTTGTTTGCGGAGGATTCCCTTGCCAGCCGTTCTCACAGGCAGGAAAACAGCTCGCTCAAGACGACCCCCGACATCTCTGGCCTGAGATGCTTAGAGTTATCCGGGAACTCCGGCCCACTTGGGTTGTTGGAGAGAACGTTGTTGGGCTCATCAAATTGGGCTTGGACGAAGTACTCTCTGACTTGGAAGGCGAAGGCTACGCCACAAGGACGTTTAATATTCCAGCTTGCGCGGTTGGAGCCCCGCACCTCAGACAACGGATCTGGGTTGTTGCACACGCCGACAGCGAAAGCGAACCAGACGGCACCTTCGATGGTAACGCGGGGCAGCGGCAACTGGGTTTTGAGTTTTTGGCCGACTCCGACGACGGAGGCCAAGAGCGACACGCACAACGTCCAGAACAGGATCGACAAGGACAAACAGGTGATGCTGTGTCATGCGGTTCGTCTGTACCCGACTCCGGTCACACCGACCGGCGGCGGCGACAGAGCCGGAACGGGGACTTTGAATTACATGGCGAGGAGTGGCCAGCTAACCGACCAGAAGAGTGGTGGGAGCTTGAACCCGATGTGGGTCGCTTGGCTGATGGGCTACCCAACCGAGTATCTCAACTCCGTGCCTTGGGAAACAGCATCGTCCCGCAGATCGCGCAAGAAATCGGACAAGCAATAAAGGTTGCACATGACTATTAGCCACCTATTCAATCCCGTTGAAAACGCCAACCTTCGGGTAATCAGCTTGGGCGCGGGTGTTCAGTCCACGGTCATGGCACTGATGGCTGAAGCTGGGGACATTGGTCCGGGGCCGGACTGTGCTGTATTCGCAGACACTGGTTGGGAGCCCAAGGAGGTTTACGACCACTTGGATTGGCTCGAAGGCCAGCTATCCTTTCCCGTGTACCGCGTACAGCGGGGCAACATCAAAGAGGATTTGGAGGCTGATCTCAACACCACGGGTCATAAGTTTGCGTCGATACCGTTCTTTCTAATCAACAAGGACGGCACGAACGGCATGGCCCGACGACAATGCACCAGTGAGTACAAGCTTAAACCCATACGCAAGAAGGTTCGTGAGCTTGCCGGGTTGAAGCCCCGCCAGCGCACACCGAAGGATTTTGTCGTGGAGATGTGGATTGGCATATCCAAGGACGAAATGATGCGGGTAAAGGACAGCCAGGATTCGTGGGTAGAGAACCGCTGGCCGTTGCTTGAGAAGGAGATGAACCGGAGGGACTGCCTTCAGTGGTTCAGCGACAGGTATCCGGACAGAATGTTGGCCAAGAGCGCGTGCATTGGTTGCCCGTTCCATAACGATCACGAGTGGCGGCGGATCAAGGATCAGTTTCCCGATGAGTTTGAGGAAGCCTGTCAGATCGATGAGAAGATCAGAGATGCGGAGGGACGGTTCCATGGAGCGCGGTTCCTTCACGCTCAACGGATTCCACTGCGCGACGTGGACTTCAGAACGGCTGAAGAACTGGGCCAGGGTGAACTGTTCAAAGATTTGATGCAGAACGAGTGCGAAGGAATGTGCGGTCTATGACCAAATACGAGACTATTGGTGAATGCAATCCGCGATACGGCTATGGGCGCTGGACGTTGACGCCAGAGTCCTCAAAAGCCGCAAACAAACTTGGCATGAGAACCCATGAGTTTTTGCAGACGCACGTCGATATGGCGCTCCATGATGAGATATGGCTGTTTCATCGAAAGATTGCGACGGGGCACTACGAACTGGTAGTGGCGGAGAAGCACAGGAGAAAGTGATGCAGAACAGGATCAACAAATTGATAGAGGTAATGGAAAGGGCGCAGGATCCGGACTGTAAAGAGTTCTGGAAACGAATCATCGACTACTTTTATGTGAAACACGTTGAAGAAAGTGTAAGAAAGGAAGGACTAAAATGAAGTTTTTTGATTGGCTACTTGGCAGGGAAGAACCCAAGCCCAAGCCCAAAAAGATGCAGCGTGTCGCGCTGATGCCGGTTCCGAAGTGGACACACGCCGGCAAGAAGGGCAAGACGATCTACTGCCCTCACTGCAAGGGCTCAACGCACGTGTTCAACTTCGCGTGGTCAGCACTGGTTTGTCCGTCATGCAAGGCGGAAGTCAACAAGTACCTGTGGCTGATTTCGAAAGATGTCCAATGAAATGGGCAATTAGAACCTGCTTCGCGCTGGCGGCGCTACTCGTAGCACTGCTCATAGGGCTGGTAGTACCGATACCCGCTTTAGCCAGTGGGGGACTTTCCGCCGGGGACGACAAAGGCGGATTGTGCCTAGCCGAAGCGATGTACTACGAGGCTCGAGATCAGGGTTGGCGCGGCATGTTGGCCGTGGGCGTTGTAATTCAGAACAGGGTCCGCGATGACCGCTATCCGGATACGGTGTGCGGCGTCGTCAGGCAAGGGCGCTATCGCAATGGCAACCCGGTCAGGCACAAGTGCCAGTTCAGTTATTACTGCGACGGCAAGCCGGAGCGTCCGGCGGAGAAGGAACCTTGGTCCGTGGCCCTTGATCTGGCGACCATGCTTCTATCGAACAACGTCCAGATAGATGGTCTCAAGGACGTGACGCACTATCACGCCGACTGGGTCAATCCATCGTGGGCCAGTTCCATGGAAAGAAAGAAGCAGATTGGTGAACACATCTTCTACGCTCAGAGAGACGGCACGAAGTGAATCTCACGTGTGTTTTCGTTTACATAGGCTATGCGGACGTTGAGTTGTTTTTGGATGTCTGACCGCACCCGGTATATGCGATGGTACACTTTACGGTTGGGGTTCTTCCGAAATCTGTCTGCCTTTGAGTCAAACAGAAAGACCTCCGCCTCCGGAGTGATGGCGACAACGTCAACAGGACCCTGACTGCTGAGAGGGATAAACACCCACCAATCCTTACGCAGAAGATATTCTGCGAGAATGCTCTCGCAAAGGTCGCCTGTCTGATGTCGATGATTGGGCATTAACACAAGGCTGACAACAAATAATTAAAACATCAAGTCAACAACATATGGTATAAGGGGTTATGGCGAAGAAAGCAGCACAGACATATGAGGGTCGAACCAGGGTGCGGCGGCGCAATCGACCGCACCCGTTCAACATCCGTAAAAAGCTGGGACCAAGGAGCAGCGCCCGTGGTATGCGGAAGCGCAACCGGGGTCAGGGCTGAAGCGCGTCCAGTTCATAACCCAAGGCATTTAAAAGAGCCTCGATTTTGTAGATCGAAGGCTCTTTTATTTTTTGGCGCTCGTAGTTTTCGATTGTATTAACGCCAACACCGGACAGCTTTGACAACTCGGCGCGGGTCATGCCGCTTTCTTTTCGTAGGTCGAGTAGTATCTGCGCCCAGTGTTCTGACATCGGTCAGTGCTTCACCGGGTCTTCTGGGTCAAAGTTTCCCAAAAAATCAACGATGCGTGAGGACCTGTTTATTTCGTGGCTCTCTTCATCATCTACGACGGCCAGCGTGCTTGTCAAAAGCTTCGACATGACATGAAGGATGCCAAGAATACCAACAGCGGCAGCACCGCTCTCAATCGCTACACGGAATAGAACAACGGACTTACCAATCGGATCCAAATCGCCGCGCTCGTAAGTGGCCTTGTTCACTTCTTCGTAGAAGCTGTTCAGGTTTTCGTGATCTTTCATCCTTCAGGCTCCCTTCTCGGACAGCGCCGCGTACATCGACATGACGTTCGCATCACTCGGTGCCTTCTCAGATACCTCTACCAGGAAAGATATCTGTTGAGCTGGCGACCGATGGTTCTTCTCCGCCATGTCCCATAGCTTCTCCCACGTTGGGATCGGAACTGCAACGGACTTGTACTTCTTCGTATCAGGCATTGGATTCTCCTATTTCAGCCATTCTTTCAAATCTTCGCCCATAACCACACTGGCGACATCCATCTTGTCGCGAAGAGCCTTGACGATTCGTTCGTCAATCGTGCCTTCCGCGATCAGATCTATGTAGGTGACATGCTCTTTCTGTCCGATCCGGTGAGCCCGGTCCTCAGACTGCATACGAACAGCCAAGTCAAAGCTGTTCGCAAAGTAGACGACCGTGTTGGCGGCAGTCAGGGTGATGCCGTATCCACCTGTCTGTGGGTTGCCCACAAAGAACCGCGCCTCGCCGTTCTGGAAGCTTTCGATGGCCTCCGACCGTTCCGTGTCCGACGTGTCACCAAAATAACTGACCGTGGACCGTGGGCCATACCTCTTGGTCAGCGCCTTCTCGATACGCTTTATGTCGTAGCGGAACCGCGACCAGATGATGGCTTTACCCTCGACCTCTTCGAGACAGTCCATCAGTTCGTTTAGTCGATGGTCTTTGATCTCTATCGTTTCTCCGCTGTCGGATCGTGTGTGACCGGACAGCACTTGCTGCATCCGTAACAGCTGGGTCATGACGTTGGTCGTGGTCATGAACTCTTCGTCTTCAATGTGCGCCAGCGCATACTCTTTCAGGTCGCGATAGATTCGAGCCTGGTCTTCCGACAGTTGAACGCTACGCCGGGTGTAAATCTTCTTTGGTAGGTCCAAGCAATCATGCTTCATGACGCGGCTGCTGAATGTCTTGAGCAGGCTGGACAGCTCTTCCAAGTTTCGATAGCCGACGATTTGATTGAAGCTGTGTGATCCGACGTTGCGTCGATTCATCACGGCGTATCGATACTGAAACTGAAAGAAGTTGTCACCTGTCTCGCCAAGCAGCCGCTTATCCATAAACCGGCATTGCGACCAGAGATCCATGGGCGATTGCGTGACAGGAAACCCGGTCAGGATTCGACGATACTTCGCCAAGTGCGACATCTGAAGAAGGGCCTTGGTCCGTGAAGCTTTGGGCGATTTGATTGACGTGCTTTCGTCTACCGCTAACAGTGCGTTCGACATCCTCAACACTTCTGTTAGGTACTTCTGTCCCTTCTTCGTGCTGAGTGCCTCCACGTTCATGACCAGTATGCGGAAGCCTTCACTCGGTCGCATGAAGCTGGCTAGATCGACCTTGTCCGCCTTTTTAGGATTCGGGTTCCACGTCGCAGACAACGCGGCCTCGAGACAATCGTCTGGCATGTGGGTGGGTATCTCGGTGCGTGACCAGTTTCGGTACACGCCCTTCGGCGCAATCACGATGAACGTGTCGATCTTGCCGGCCTGATACAGCATCGCCGCCGTATCGATGCACACCTTTGACTTGCCGGTCCCCATCTCCATGAAAAAACCCCAGTTCTCTTTCGACCAGGATTGACGCAAAACATCGTCTTGGTGTTTATAAGGCTTGGTTTTGTACTGATAGTCCATGGTTGGCACTATATATTGCAATTTACCTGTTGCATACCCCTAAATCATGGATTATGGTGTGAAAATCAGAAAGTGAGAGATTGATGGCAACTGTCTACGTAACGCAAGAAAACCCCCGCGTGAATATCGTTTCCGCAAACAAGTGGGGGGACCTTGAACCGCTTACGAATCCCTTCGATCAGATACACGTAAACCCTGGCCGCATCGTGTCGCAGATACGACGCAAGCTACGGAACGTTGGTGATGACGATTGGTTGTTGGCCATGGGTGACCCGGCCATCATCGGGGTAGCTTTTGCCGTTTTTGCGGAACGAAACCACGGTCGTGTCAACATCCTGAAGTGGGATCGTATGGAGAAAACATACTATCCCGTAAAGCTACAGTTGCGCGGCGGTGGCATTGAGAACTTAGCACCTGACGAGGAGATACGGTAATGAGTGATAACGACCTTTGGAAAACGATTGAGGCGGATGCGGAAGCTGACGCTGATGCGTTTAACGATCTGACTACAGAGGGCGCCACCGAGCTGGCGTCGATGATCCGTCACCTCAGTGAGTTGCAGACGCAGCTTGGTGAGGCGGAGGAGCGGTTGAAAGGCCTGAAGCGGCAGATCAACCGTTATACCCACGATCTGATTCCTGCGAAGATGCAAGAGACAGGTCTTGATGAGGCGAAGGTGGGAGGCAACAAGATTAGCCTAGCCACCTATGTGAACGGCACCATGCCGAAAGATCCCTTACAGCGTGACATTGCGTTGTCTCACCTTCGTGAGATCGGCGCGTCTGATTTCATTAAGAATCAGATCAGCGTTGATTTTGCCGTGAGCGAGGACAATCGCGCTCGTGCAATGCAAGCGGATCTGGAATCGCAAGGTTACGACACTGCCGCCAAAACGTGGGTGGAACCCCAGACGCTCAAGAAGCTTATTCGTGAGCGGATGGAATCAGGTCAAGAGATCGACCTAGAACTGTTTAACGCGTCAATTGGAACATATGCCAAGATTAAAGGAGAATCATGATGGCTAAAGCAAACGGAAAACTACCAGCAGAACTCGCCGCCGCGTTTGAAGAGGACGCTTCATACGGCTTTGAGGAAGTCACCTCGTCGGATTTGCAGATACCTTTTCTGCGGATCATTCAGGCGCTGTCCCCGCAGTTAAAGAAAAGCGACCCAGCTTTCATCGCGGGAGCCAGCCAAGGCGACATCTTCAACACGGTGACCAACCATGTGTGGGAAGGCGAAGAAGGCGTGGTCGTTCTGCCGGTGCATTTCCAGATGAAGTTTTTGGAATTTGTACCTCGAACCCAAGGCGGTGGTTTCTTGGGCGAGATTGCAGCGGACTCACCGGACATCCGGGCTGCGGTTCGCGACAAGGATAGCGGCATGGAACTTCTGCCGAGCGGTAACGAGCTTGTTCGCACCGCGCAGCATTACGTCAAGATCGTTCACGAGGACGGCAATCTTGAGAATGCCATCGTTGACATGAAGAAGACGCAGCTGAAAAAGAGCCGCCTTTGGTTGTCTATGATGATGATGCAGAAGCACAACGGCAAGACGATGCCGTCGTTCGCCAACACCTACCGTCTCAAGTCAGTTGAAGATGGTAACGACAAAGGTTCGTGGGGGTCTTGGAGCATTGCAATGGAAGGCACTGTGCCTTCCCTAGAAGCTTACAACGACTGTAAGGAACTGCATTCGTCTATCAGTTCGGGAGAACTGAAGATTGCTCCGCCGCCGCAGGAAGTTGAGGTGATTGCGGATCAATCCGAAGAAGTGCCATTCTAGGTGCGTGGGACCCGCTTAATCGCGGGTCCCTACTTTTTCATGGAAGATTTAGCACAAAGGTTCCTTGACCTGTTTTCCGGGTCGCAAGGAGCCCATGGACAGACAGACGTTTTAGGTCGTCAGCGGAACGGCAAGCAACAGGCGAAGTATGAGATCGTCCGTCAACCGTTGTCCGTGGACCACGTTCAAGATCACTTGGACGGACGACTAGGTGTCGGGTCGATACCAATCGATGAAACGAACAAGTGTCAGTTCGGTGCGCTGGACATTGACGACTACAACCTCAATCTTCCGCTTCTACTGGCCAAGGTCAAAAGGTTCAAGCTGCCCCTGATTCTGTGCCGATCCAAGTCTGGGGGCGCTCATTTGTTTTTATTTATGTCAGAGCGGATTGCAGCGTCCGAGATGCGCGACCGTCTGGCCGAGTTTGCCGCAGCGTTGGGTTGGGGCAACTGCGAGATATTTCCGAAGCAGGAAGAATTGCTGGCGGAGCGCGGCGACGTGGGTAACTTTATCAATCTGCCCTATCAGAACGCGAAGTACACCACCCGATATGCGCTGAAGAAGAACGGCGACTCCATGTCACTGGAGGAGTTTCTGGCGGCAGCGGAGAAGGCGCGGATCACCGCCAAGCAACTGGCGGGTATATCCTTGGGGGGCGACAGCGCAATCCTGCCGGATGGACCGCCTTGCCTACAGCAGCTCACCGAGTTTGGTACGCCGGAGGGCGGTCGCAACATGACGCTCATGAACATTGGCGTTTACTACAAACAGGCCGCTCCAAACGATTGGAAACAACTGCTTGAGAAGCATAACCAGGATTACTGCAATCCGCCGCTGCCAGCGCGTGAAGTGGTCGTTGTGCAAGAGCAGCTGGAGAAGAAGGAGTACTTCTACACGTGCAAGTCGGAGCCCTTGCATAGTCAC